CGGAGTAGTACGATAGCGACTGCGTCAGCGCGGCGGTACTGGAGCCCGCACACTTGCGTAGCAGCGTGACGTCGAACGCCGTCATCGGAGGGACTATTCCAGTCAGGCAGCCGTCGGCATCTGGCGCGACTGGGAATGTGCCCAGCTCGTCGACGCGACCACATGATTGTTTGTACCAGCGGAAGACGTCGGCGGCTGCAATGAGAGCGGAAAGCGCGTCGTCGCGGGAACCGTATAGGTCCGTCCACATACGCAGTGCAGCAGCCAGACCACTCAACTGCAAGGCTGCATCCGCGAGAGCTGCCGTGAGCTCAGGACCAATGTCGACCGAAGCGCCATTACGCGGTGACTGTGCTTGGCAATTCAAAGTCACGCCACCTACCTGCAGTGTCACTTGTCGCGCGTCACTGACTGCATCCACGACCACGAATAGCACACATTTGTGCGGCCCTTCACAGAAGGTCCACGATGGTGCTAGCGGGACAGCCGTGAGTTTATGGGCTGCGGCGTGGGTGCCGCGTCCCTCTGTAGAGCTCACGACGGTAACTCTAGACCCCTGGTAAGGATATTGGAGGTGAGCTAAAGCCCAGTAGGCCATTGTCGAGCCATGCGCTAGGAAGTCGCTCCGCACGGGCACAACTGCGGTCTCCCGGCCCCAGGTCTCGCGTGAAAAGTCCGCCGTCCACACCTGTCCTCCCGTCACGTATGCGGAGAAATCATCCAGCGTAACCGCACGGCACTGCACAACGGGCTGTTCTATCGAGGCGTCCTCACTGAGTGGCCACCAGTGGCCACCGTAGAGTGGATGGTCGTCGGTTGTGTACTGGCGGAGGTTGTCCATAATAGACGCGGCCTCTATGCCCAGGCGAGGGTAGTGGTTAGAGCAGTACATGAAGAGCTTGAATAGGATAGGGCTCGTGCTTGCTTGAAGGTATGCGCCCAGAGACGAATGGAGAGTACGTAGTAACAAGGAGCGGGGCGTTAGCCAGACGGGTCCCGAGCCACCGCGAAACAAGGCCTGCATCTCTGTCATACGTCCTGTCGTGAGTGTGGCGAGGATGTCGTTCGCAGCGAGGCTGAGTGCATAAGACGGGGTATGCTCGAATTCGGTGCACTCGACGCCTGCTGCTCGGTCTGCTCTGATCACCGTTACGTCCCCGTCACCCGGGACTAACGCGACTAGCTGTGCGCACATATCGCCATACGGCGGCACACACACCACTGCTGAGACGGGGCCAGCGGACGCCACATCACACGCGCTCGTGTAAGCAAGGTTGCGTCTTACCGCCTGCCGCTCAGCAACAGCGAACGGCCACTGAGCCGGCGCCATTTGCACCAACTCAGTGAACTTCGCCCAGGCCACGTCACACAATGCGTCGATATTGCCGTTGAGTGCATGCATTGCGCGGTTGTGCGACCCGTACTGCTCAAGACGCAGCCAGGCGTTGAAGATGCCCGTCCATCCGAGAGCTGTGCGCCACTGCAACCACAAGCATTCATCCTTGCTGACGGACACGTCCTCGAACGTGAAGCGGTACGAAGCCTCCAGGTATGGTGCCACCTCCATCATGTATGCCTCACGCACAGTGTCGGGCTTGCGCATGCCCCACCAGCCCGCTGACTTCGAGACTGTTATGCAGTCGGGTAGCACTGGCGGCCCGCCAAGACCTCGCCCCAGCCAGACGCCCACGCTCGGGAGGTCGACCCATCCTGATGCCGGCGCGAAGCGTGCGCTTATGGTCAAGAGCACGCGCGAGTAGCGGCCATCACACGTGAATTGAACGAAGGGTTCCGCTTCGATGGCACCCCAGTTGCACGTATATTCTGTCATCGTGTTGCCGCACAGGGCATGTTGCAGACCGTTGCGCGCAGCCGCTTGCACCGCGTCCCAACTGCTGTTCCTCAAGCTCTCTGCGAGGAAGGGTAGGTCATTCACGACGTAGCGCGAGAAAACACTGGTATAGCGATCGAAAACAGTATTGTACTGCGCTCCGTAAACATCGCTCAGGAAATCGCCCAAGGGTGCACATCCGGCACACGCCTCCAAATATGCGAGGCAGCTCGAGCCAACTCGTCCACGCAAGGTCACGAGAGCCAGCTCAGCGCACGCTGGGCGCGGGAATAAGCGTGTGTACATCAACACTCCCCACGCGCTGTGATCTTTCATTGCCAGCAACCACCTCTTCGCCGACTCAAGCACATTGCGGCGGCGTGTACGTTGCTCGGTGGGCAGTTTGTCACCGGCAGGTTGCTCACGTATTGTTTTCCCCGTGATTGCCGCCTGTTCATCCTCTTCTTCGCGTGGCGCTTTCCTCCTGCGAGGTGCACTTCTACGTGCGCGCGTGAGCTCCTGCGGGTCTGCTACTGCTACTGCATCGAAAGCAATCTCACGTAGTTCGGCGACCTGCGCGTCCAGGGTTTTGCACCACGCCCGGAACTCAGCGGTCTCGTTGCGACCAAGCACAGCGTCGCAGATCTCTTGCCATATGGGCCTGTTTGGTTTCACGGGCACACAATGTTTCCGACCCACCTCCCACCACTGTTGCATGTCGAGCTCGCCCGCGCTCGTCGCCTCCGTAGGTGTCGAAGAGGATGCGCCCGCGTCACACTGCTCATCTATCATGCGTTTGAGAGCATCCTGGTTTGCGACGATCCTTGCAGCGGCCGCATCACATGCAGCGACGCTTGCATCCACGGCAGCCACTTCGCATGAAACGACACTAGCCGGTGTCTCTGGTGTATGTGCACTGTCATCAGTGCGAACAATGGATAAAACACGTTTTGTTTTTCCGGTTGTGGCCATGGCTGTATTCGGTTGGGTAGGAAGGTGTCGATGTCTTACCATCAGTAGCGTTCTATTCACGCCGTCATATAGCACGTCTGCGGAGACTGATCACAGGTAGTAGTACCAGTCACGTTATTACTGCACGCGCGGCAGTTCACGTGAGATCTCCTCAGGGGATGTTTCTTGTTGGGGCCCCCCGGTTCGCACACACCTGCGATCAATCTCTGTAGACGGGAACGTTGGGTACGATGCCATGCTGTCCCCCGCACGGTCACCACCGGCGCGTAACGCCGGATTTTTGTCGGACAGGCCGCGCAGTGAGGGTAGTCACCCCTCACGCGCGACGGAAAAACGGTGGCTCCGCCATCTCGAAGTCTTACCACCCAAGTTTACTAGTTAGGCCAGCACCTGTTAGCACATCACGCGCCTCCCCGCGCACACCGCCTCTCGCCGGGCGTGGGTTAGTAGGGTTCGTCGCCCTTACCGTTTGGTCGGTTTGTGAATGACTTTCGTCTGCCGATGATGCTGACTTCACTACGAGATTCGCTCCCCGAGCTATCTTGCACATCTTTCTCGTGTTGACTGGACACGCCACCTGTAAGATGATATGTACACTGGTCCAGGCCGGTGTCCGCCGGAACCAGAATCTGCAGGACAAGAAGAGTAAGAAGAAG